ATGTAGATAAGATTTATAATTATCAAATTCCATTGGTTAAGATAGCATCTAAAGCTAAGGTTAAATCAAACATGGCTGATTATAAAAAGAAAGCTACAATGAAAAATAAAGCTGGTAATCCAATGCCTAAACAAGCACACATGGAATTAGCAATGCAAGCTGGGTTAGATTTAACATTAGGTGATACATTGTTTTATATCAATACTGGTACATCTAAATCTCATGGTGATTTAAAAACTGTTTATCATAACAAAATGACCGATAAACAACTTAAAAAATGGTATATTAACAATGGTACAGATACAATACCACCTAGTGTAACCAGAGAAGTTCAATTAAATTGTAAGTTGATTGACCCTAAAGTTATTGAGCATGATTTTGAAATGATTAAAGAGTTAGAAATGCTTAAAAAAGCCATAATAGCGATGGAGAGCGAAGATAATATGGATATGGGTGCTTTTACTAGTGCTGGTGAAAGGATTAAGCAAATCAATTCTGAGCTATATACAGATGAATATAATGTTGCTCGTTATTTGGATGCTTTTAATAAAAAGATTAGACCATTATTAGTATGTTTTAATTTAGAAGTTCGTAATAATGTGATATTGGATATTGTTAAGATTAAAGATAAAACAACAAAGAAAGTAACTGAAAAACTTAAAGATAGAACAGTATTTACTATAGCTGAATGTGAATTAGTTTCAGGTATTTCAAATAAAGCAGGTGACCAAGATTCTTACGAAGACCTTATGCGTATGGAAGACAAGGAAATTAAATTCTGGATGAAGGTTAATAAATTACCTAATAACATGACACAGGAAGAATGGGATAGTCTTCAAGTTGATTATGTTGAGCGTATGCGTGTTGCTAAAATAGAAGGAATACAACATGAAAAGAATACTTTAGATGATATATTTAAACATTTAGAACTTCAAGATTTGAGGGATGTTGTAAATAAATCGACATTACCTATAGATGTCTTTGTAATTGCTGATGTCGATGCTGATGGTGATAGTGTCTTTTTAATTTCTAGAAAATGGGGTGAGAAATTATGTAGTTATGATGATATTTTTAAATATAAAGTTGCGGCTATAGAAAGAGATAAATATTATCAATTAACTAATATAAATGATGTTGATAATCGATATGAGTTATATTTGGAGTATTTAACCGAATTAAATTTTATGAGTGGGGAAACAATTACCATTAGTGTTGAAGAAATTGAATTTAACCCGAATACTAATGAAGTGATTAAATCATTAAAAGAAGCAGCTGAAAAAGTTATAATTAAAGTTGATGAACCTAAAAAGAAAAAAGTTCTTTCAGATAGTGAAGATGATGAAGATGAATTTGAAGAAGATGAAAATGGTATTTTAACTAGGAGCGATGAAATTCTTCAATTAGATGATGAATTTGATGATACTTTTGGTGATATGCCAGAAGGTTATGTTGTAGATGAGTATAATGAAGCTGAAGTTAAAGAAATAAAAATAGAAGAACCAGAAGATGAATGGGGATTTTAAAAAAAAAAAAGGAGCTAATTAGCTCCTTTTTTTGTTATTATTAGTATGCCCAAAAACCTAAAGGTCTAAATTTTAATGACCTATTTAAAAATTCAGCTTCATTTGCACCTCTTTCTAATTGTTTAGTTGATGAAAGTCTATCTAATCTAGCATCAAGTCTTTCTAAAACCGCTTTCTTTTCTTCATTACCTTCAGAAATAAGCGTTTCATAATCCATTGTTCTTTCAGCTTCAGGTGGTCCAACAATACCACCAAATTTACCTCTAGTTCTACCTAATGCTTTTTTTGATTCAGCAATAAATAATTGTCTAACTAGTGTTTTAGTTGGTTCATTAAAATCCGCATAATCTAATTTAGATAATGGAACTTGATTAGGCGTTTTTATAATATCTGGGTTATCATTTTTACAATCATCTAAATTTTCAGGTGTTGTATCATAATAGAAATACCATACTTGACAACCAGTCATATTAATTGAACTACCTACACCACCGATACCTTGACCAAATGATAATTTAGAACCAGGAACTGATAATAAATGTAATAATTTAGTTCCACTAGGTCCTGCAGTTATTTTATAAACTAATTCACTTCTTACAATACGATTTTTAAGGTTCATATCAGCAGCAGTTAAAAGAATATCAAAAGCTGGTGCTATGTAATAACCCATACGAGAAAAACCAGGCCCACCTGTTCCAGTACCACCACCTGTTTGTGCAAAACCACCACCAAAACCATAATCGATTCCACCATAGTTTGCCAACAACGCTTGGCTAGTAGCTGGAGGAGTTATCCATAAAACTTCATTAACTTCACGATTAGCTGGAATTTGATAAACTTGTCTACCAGCTTCTATTTCAACGTAATCTTTTTTAAGTTCCCATGGGCCATTGGTTTGGTTACCTGTTTGTTTAGAATAAGCATAAGTGTATTGAGTCATGAAATCAAAACTTCTAACACTTAAAGCAAAAGCCATATCAGTTGTATCTATGCTTTTACCCAATATAGATTGCCATTGGTGTTCTATTAACCATTCTTGAACATATTGAGCATAATCTTCAATACAAATTTCCAATAATGTACATAACATTTCATCGGTAACTTCTATTTGACGAATAGGTGCACCAACTGAATGTCTGAATTGACGGAATAATTTATCTTTTTCTTCGGAACTTACTGCCATAATTTGCTTTTCTTATAAATATATAGGAAAAACAAATTATACTAAAAATTTCTTAGTTAAATCATAAGCCTCACTAATTGAATGAAAGGATACATTTGGAACTAATAACTGAACACCAACTCTAACAATAGGAACTTCATCAGATTTAGTTTTTTCAACAATCATATCATATTCTTCCTTATTTTCTTCTAGATATACGTTAACATCTACAAATTCTATATTGTTTTCTGTTAACTTTTCTTTAAGTTCTGTACAATAAGGGCATTGAGGTATACTATAAACTTTTACCATTTTTATTTATTTATTTAATTTTATTATCATGAAATTATGATGTTCTAGATATTCTAAATCTGATAATCTTTTATCATTTTCTAAAAATTCTTTAACGTTTTTTATTTCTTTAAAATTACCAGTTCTAATCCAATTATCACCATAATGAGAAGCATTCACATTCCTTTTATAACCTAATTCATAAAACAATTTATCTGTTTCTAAAATAGTATTAATATTTCTCATAATAACCATATTTGGTAAAATACTTGTAATCATATTTATTTATTTATTTGTTCAACCAATAAGGTTGTTATTTCATCATTAGTTAATACCTTTTCACCCATTATAGTTGAAATAATATCTTTTTTATTATTAAGCATTTCCCACATTCTAGTAGAAATAGTATTATCAAATAATTGATAGTAAACATTAACATCATTATTTTGACCAATTCTAAATGCTCTGTCTTCAGCCTGTTCGTTAGAACCTGGAACCCAATCAAAGGAATTAAAAATTACTACGGTACCTTCAGTTAATGTAATACCGACACCAGCCGATTTAATATTACCAATAAATACCTTAATCTTAGCATTTTGTTGAAACGCATCTACTGATTTTTGTTTTTGTAATGTTGTCATAGGGCCATTATGTTTAACAGCTATTTTACCAAAATGATGTTGTAATATTTCTAATTCTTCAGTAAAACTAGTGAAAATTATTACCTTACGACCCATTTCGATAGCATTTTCAGCCATTTCAATAGTATATGGTATTGCTTGTGCTGCAATAAACTTCCTTAACAATATAAGTTCAACAAGACTTTTTTGTTCTTCATTGGTTTTTTTCTCTTCCAGTATTCTTTTGGTTACATATTCATCCCAAAGCTCGTTATATTCAGCCCAACCTTTTTTATCTAATTGTTGGTACATTGGTGTAACTACTTTATCTGGCATATCCAACACTTCAGTCTTAAGTCGTCTAAGAATAATGTTTTTTGTCTTAGAAGCTAGTTCTTCTAGATTACTAGCACCATCTGTTAACCATATTTGCTTTTTAGTGCCATTTTTAAGCGTTCTAAAGAACTGTTTTGCCTCACAGTATCTTACGGCATAGTGTTTCCAATTCTCTGCAATAGGGGACTTAATAATCTTTAATAAATTAAAGAAATCCATTGGTCTATTGGCAACTGGTGTACCTGTAAGTAACCAAACTTTATTAATGTTATGTTTGGTTGATAATTCTACCATAATCTTACCACGAATACTATCATTATTTTTTAGATAGTGAGCTTCATCAATAATAGCCAAATCAAAATTTGCATCAACTAATTCTCTATTTAATATGATATCTTTATCTTTTTTATCTTTAAGTGTGTGAAAGTTCTTAAGAATGTCAAAATTAATAATGGTAAATTTAGCTTCGCTCCATTTTTTACCATCAATAATTGTTGTGTCATCGCAAAAAACATTTATTTCTCGTTGCCAGTTAATCTTTGTTGATGAAGGGCAAACTACAAGAATCTTTTTAGCTTTTGATTCAATAGCGGCTATTATTGCTTGGGTAGTATTATGTGTAACAATACCATGTTCAGTCACATATAGTTTATCTTCAGCATCAACACTAATACAAACAGCATCACCTTCACCTTCTGGTTGAATATTCTTAATGTAACGACCTACTTTATATTTTTCTGGTAGATAATAAATATCAGCTTTTCGTTTCAACCTAAATGGGTTGAACTCACTTGGCATTTTTATGTTTAATTTATAAGCACGTTTACAAATAACCTTTGTCCCATCTTCTTTTTTATAAGAACCAATTTTACTACTTTTTCTAACAATACCACCTAAAGACTGAACTATTTCAGCAATATCATCAATTAATTGTTCAGACACACTACAATATTCAGTACCAGTAAATACACCTTTGGTTGATTTAATACAGTGACCATCAGTATCCATTAGACCTTGTAGTATTGCTAACCTATCTTCAATGCTAGAATATTTATAAATATCTGGAATAAATTTAGTGTCAGACCTAGTGTGTTCAAGACCTAAATCAATTAATGAAGACCCTACGTTAATTCGACATTTAAAAGTATTTTCGGTATTACAATTAATTTTAGAAAATTCAATACCATCAAAAATTTCAGTAAAATCATTTTTAGCTAATTCAATAATAATCTTTGATGATTTATTAAAATGACCATCACCCAAACCTAACCCTAATAAATAAGGGTCTATTGGTAATGTGTCATTGTTTGTGAATTCTATTGGTTTAACTATCGGTATTTGCCATTTGTTTTGACCATTACTTTGTTTATAATAGGTATTAAATTTATATTGTCGTTTTTCGTTCCACCCAGTACCTTTTTGCTCTAATACCAAATTTTTATTTAACATTTGTTCAGTACTTAAAGTGACATATCTATTTTCTCTATTTTTAGAATTTTCACCAGAGTTATTTGAAGATACCGACCATAAATGTTCACCACCAACCAAAACACTATAACCATCATTAAAGGTTACTCGGTATAAATCTTTAATACCTTTAGGGAACACCCCTGTTACATTAATAGGTAATCCATTTGAACCTATTATTTTTGAACCTATTTTTAAATCACCAATCCTACACCTTCCTGTTGGGGTAAATACTTTATTATCAACTAATTCCATTTTACCTAAACCCATATCATCAGCAAGTATTGAACCATTTCTAGATAAAAGAAATTTAATACCATCTTCTTGGTGTTGATAAAGTTTTTTACCTTGTTTAGCTAAAATATCATTATATGGTGTGAAATCAACATCTACAGTTATTGGTTCAAAGTATGGGTCATCATATATTTGTGTTTTTGGTAAAAAATACATTTTTGATTGTTGTTTTGTTGATAATTTACCATATACGTGATATGTTTTATCTGTTTCAGCCAATACAAACTCAACTAGAATTTTTTCAGGTATAAATATTAATTCATTTTGTTTTTTTAATTCTTCACCTAAATAATTAGAAATTCTAATAACTCTATTTATAAAAATAGGGTCTTTATCATGGTTGTTTAATATATATGCTGTTTGGTTATCGGTAAGAGCCAATTTTTTGTTTTTAAGATAGTCTTGTTTTAATTTTCTAAGGTACGGATTTATCCCCTCATAAACTTCTATGAGAGATATTGCAGACCTTCCTTTAATTTCATTTAAATTTATCAAATTACTATGTGTTTTTTCCTGGTTATTATAGTTAAATATAAACAAAATAAAAATAAAAATCAAGTCTATTATAGTTATTATTAAAAAGACAAATATTTATATATAAAAGCTATGGAAAATAAGAGAATCACACCAATCACACGTATAAACAAATTTTTTTCAGAAGAGGATTTTAACTTAGAAATTGATATGGGCCGTGAGGCTATTGAAGGTGATGGAAACTTTACATTAATTTTATATAGAGTTGATAGACAATTAACTGAATATGATAGTGTTTATGGAGAAGCTTCAAAAGATGGTATTAGATATTTACCACCAGTTGAACTTAAGGTTATTCCGATTATGGCAGAACCTGAAAATAAAGCGTATAATCCAAATGGTGGGTTGAGATATCTTCAAGATGGGCAATTAACCTTTGGAATATATGATGCTCAATTAACCGAATTAAAAACAGAAATTAGCTATGGTGACTATATTGGTTACCCAGTTACAGAAACAGAAATTAGATATTTTAGCGTTGTTAATGATGGCGTTAAAAATTATGATAACAAACATACAATCATGGGCTACAAGGGTGCTTTTCGTAGTATAGTTTGTGCTAGTATTGATGCCAATGAATTTAGAGCAATTTAAAAATAAAAATAAGAGATATTATGACAGCAGATGAGAAAAAAGAATATATGAAAAATTGGCGTGAATCTAATAAAGAAAAAATTAAAAATACATATAGTAAATGGGTTATTGATAATCGAGAAAACAGAAATATATCAAATAAACTTTACAGAGAAAAGAATTCTGAAAAATTAAACGAAAACCATAAAACATATAGAAAAAATAACCAAGAAAAAATTAAAATATATAAGAAAGATTATGATTTAAAAAATCGTCATTTATGTGCTTGGAGAAGTGTTTTAAAATGCAATTTAAGAAGAATAGGTAAGAAAAAAGAAGGTACTACACTTGAATTATTAGGTTATTCAGCACTTGAATTGAAAATTCATTTAGAATCATTATTTACTGAAGGTATGTCATGGAATAATTATGGAGAATGGCATGTTGACCATATTAAAGGTGTTATAAATTTTGATATTACCACACCTGTTAATGTTGTTAATGCATTGTCTAATTTAAGACCTATGTGGGCAACAACAAGAGAAATAAACGGAGTTATCTATGAAGGTAATTTAAATAGAACTAAAAAAATAAAAATAATATGTGTGCAATGCCTAAAGGTTATTTAACCAACATTAATATTAAAACTGAAAAGATTGGATTTGCTAGAAGACAAGAAATTCTTGATGGTATTGCTGATAAAGGTACCTATTTACCTAGAGGTGTAATGGAAGAAGATATGGATGAAACAGTTATTGATTTTGTCCAATCAGACAAACGTTTATCTTTAAGTATTGATGGTGTTAAAGTTCCTGTTATTTTTCTAACGATTCAAAGATGGATAGAATTTACAAAAACTTGGCAATTTTCTGATAAATATAAAGATATACAATTACCATTTATCACAATTATTAGACAACCAGATATCCAACAAGGTCAAAATCAAGCTGGTCTTTGGAATATACCTGGTGGAAGAACATATACTTATATGAAAGTACCTACATTTGACGGTGTAAGACATGGTATTGATTTATATAAGGTTCCACAACCAACGTCTGTAGATTTAACTTATGAAATAAGATTATTTACAAATAAAATGAAAGATTTAAATAGGTTTAATAATAAAATACAAAGAGCTTTTCAATCTAGACAATGTTATATAAATGTAAATGGACATCCAATGCCGTTGCATTTAGAAAATATAGGTGATGAAAGCAATATTGATGACTTTGAAAATAGACGTTTTTATGTTCAAATGTTTGAAATAAAATTATTGGGTTATATATTAGATGAGGAGGATTTTGAAGTAATTCCTACTATTAATAGAACAATGGTTGCTATGGAAGTAGATGAAAATAAAATAACACCAGATGTTATTTTTGACGCTAATAAGAAAGGTAATGTAGCTGTTTATAGTTTTGTTTTTAAACCTAAAACAAATACTGAATTTTCATTTATAGCTAAATATAATATTAGTTTTACTCAATTAACTGAAATATCTGATTTATCTAGAATAACAATATCAATTAATAATATTGTCGTTTTTGATGGTTTAATATTAACATCACCAATAATTATCAATGAAAATGATGCTATAACAATAAAAACATATAAAACTTACTTGGCAACAGGTATGTTCAAATTAATAGGTAGTACAGCATAATGAGCTATATAAATAACCCACCAAATATTAATGAAACATTTATAATTGAGACGTTTGATTCTTCAACAATAAGTGCATGTACAGCTGTTTATACAAATGAAGTTATTAGTTGTGATAGCGATACAGCTATATTTTTAAATACAGATGTTATAGGGATTAATAGTTCTATAATTCCATTAATTGACGCAACTAATGATTTAGGAATTAATCAATTAAGATTTAGAAATGTTAATACAGTAAGTGGTCACTCAACAATTTGGAGTTCTTCGGAAAAAATAATAACACCAATATTAGATTTAGGGTTAGATTCACAAGGTAATTATAGAACAGTA